GATTGCGGTTTATGTGGTTGTACTTTAAAGAAAAAAGTATTTGCAGAAAATAAATCATCATGTCCAAAAAATAAATGGGTAATATAAAAAACAAGTTATATGATTAAACAAAACAAAAACGAAAAAGCAACTAAACTTACTACAGAAGAACTTAAAGAGTTCAGAGAAACGTATGAAGGGTATCAAAAAGCTGTGTTCGATCTTGGTACCTTAGAAGTTGAAATTGATGCTTTTAAAAAAAGACTTGATGAATTAAGTGGTGAAAGAATCGATCTACTTAATCACATTAATATTATTAATACAAAGCAACAAGAAATAGCCAACAAGTTAGGCGATAAATACGGGCTCAAACAAGTAGATTTAGAAACGGGTGAACTTAAGTAACTCTAGTTTAGTTTTGTAATGGTTTTAGAATATTTATAGCTAGAAAAAACCTATCAAAATTAAATAAACATACGAAATGGCAGAAGCAATTATCTCCCCTGGTGTATATACTAATGAAAATGACCAGAGCGCAGTATCACAAGGTCCTATCGTAGTTGGTGCCGCAATTGTTGGTCCAACTGTAAACGGTACTCCTTACGTACCAACCATTGTTACCTCATATAGTGATTTTATCGCTAAATTTGGTACTACTTTTAACGATGGTACTAATGGTGATTTAGAGTATTTTACCTCTATTGCTGCAAAAAACTACTTTGAAAATGGTGGTAACACCATGTTAGTAACCAGAATTACAAATACAGGAACTGGTAGCTCAGCATTAAATAGCTTTGCATCCTCTAGTGTACCATCAATTACTGCTAGTGTTGTTGGTAGTAAAGCTAATGTGTCTCTTGTATTAAACTATAGTACTAACGTTGCTGATTACCAATATCTTCAAGTAGGTATTCCTAGCCCACTTCCTGGAAATAATTTTTACTTCCAGGTATCTCCTTGGTTAACTTTTGGACAATACTATGCATGGAATGATTTAGTATATGTTGGTACAGGTGGAAGTACAGACGTTGACGTTATTGGTAATGCAATTAGTGGTGCTTTTAACTACAATGGCAACCAATACACATCAGGTCTTTTAACTGCTTCTTACAATGCCGGTTCTAACACATTAACTATAACTTCAGTTAATGATGGTATTACTCCTAACAGTAACTGGTTCCTTAGTTCTTCTTTAGATTTCGTTGGTGACACAGGTGGTGCTGTAGCATTATTCAGTGGTGGTACTGCTGGTATTCCTGCTAATTCATTTGTACTTGAAACATTAGCTTGGGGTGCTCAAATGAACAACCTAGGTGGTACTGTAATATCAGGTGCTTTACCAAGTGGTAGCGCTACAAACGTACGTTGGGAAGTAAACCAAGTTAACTACGATCAAGGTACATTTACATTATTAGTTAGAAGTGGTAACGATAATAACAATCAAAAGAATGTTCTTGAAACATGGACTAACTTGTCTATGGACGTTAACCAACCAAACTATATCTCTCGTGTAATTGGTAATCAAAAACCAACTTATACTTATTCAGCCGCTGACGGTCAAGGATATATTGATTATGTTGGTGATTTTCCAAATGCTTCAAGATATGTTCGTGTAGCTAATGTTCCTTTAGCTCAATACAATACAGTAAATAATAATGGTACTTATCAAGCAGCTAGATACAGTGGTAGCTTACCAGCCCTTGGAAGTGGATCTGTAAATGGTGCTTTCAATGGTGGTATTGTTGATACTAACTTATCAAAATTCATGTTTGAAAACATCGTTAGTGGTGTTACAAACGCTCAAGGATTTACTTCAGCTGACTACGCTACAGCATTAAACTTGTTAGCAAACACAGATGAATATCAATTCAACTTATTATTAACTCCAGGTTTATTCTTAGCTGGTGGAAACACTGCAATTAATTTAGGTGCTAACGGTGCTGATCCAATTGCACTTTGCGAAGGTAGAGCTGATGCTTTAGCAGTAGTAGACCCACTTCCTTATGGTGGTAGTATTACAGCTGCTGCAACCGCTGCAAATGCTTCTAATTCAAGCTATGGTGCTGCATATTGGCCTTGGTGTCAAGTATTTAGCTCTGCAATGGGTAGATTAGTATGGGTTCCAGCTTCAACATTAATGGGTGGTGTATTTGCTTTCACTGATGAAGTAAGTGCTCCTTGGTTTGCTCCTGCTGGTGTAACTAGAGGTGGTATTCCAAATGTAGTTAAGGTTGAAAGAAAACTTTCATTAAACGATAGAAATACTTTATACGAAGATAATGTAAATCCACTCGCTACATTCCCTGGTGAAGGTGTTGTAGTATTTGGTCAAAAGACATTACAACAAAAAGCATCTGCTCTTGATCGTGTAAATGTTCGTCGTTTATTAATTGCCTTAAAAGGATTTATTGGTGGTGTTGCTCGTGGCTTAGTATTCGAACAAAATACTGCTGTTACAAGAAATACCTTCTTAAACCAAGTAAACCCATATCTTGATAACGTAGTACAACGTCAAGGTTTGTATGCTTACAAGGTAGTAATGGATGAATCTAACAACCCACCAAGTGTTGTAGATAGAAATCAATTAATAGGCCAAATCTACATCCAGCCAACTAAGACAGCTGAATTTATTGTATTAGATTTCAATATTTTACCAACTGGTGTTGAGTTCCCTGCCTAAGAAATATTTATAACAAACAACTATTAAATACAACATAAAATGCCTGTATTAAATCCAAATGAAATTATGTTTACACAGTATGAACCTAAAGTTCCTAACAGGTTCATCATGTACATAAATGGTATTCCATCATTCCTTGTAAAAGGTGTATCTGGAGTGAACTTCGATGATGGTGAAATTATATTAGACCATATTAACACCTATAGAAAAATACGTAGTGGTAAAAGATTATGGCAAGATTTAACCTTCACTTTATTTGATCCAATTGCTCCAAGTGGTGCTCAAGCTGTAATGGAATGGGCTCGTTTAGCATACGAATCAGTAACTGGCCGTGCTGGTTATTCTGATTTCTATAAAAAAGACTTAACATTTAATGGTTTAGGTCCAGTAGGTGATGTAGTATCAGAGTGGATCGTTAAAGGTGCCTTTATTAAGACATCAAACTTTGGCGATTATAACTGGTCTACTTACACTGAAGCTATCAACATTACCATGACTATCGGAATGGATTACTGTATCTTAAACTACTAATCAGTAATGAAAAAACAAGAATTACAAGCATTAGTGCAAGAGTGTCTTGCCGAAGTGTTAGAAGAAAGAAAAAAGAAAAGCAAAGGCGACGATGAATTCAAGCGCGTTGACAAAGGCGAAAAAGATAAAGTAGCCAAAGACAAAGGCGAAGAAGATGTATACGGCGCTGGATATGCCGCTGGTGAAAGAGCAGCTAAAAAGAAATTTAAAAAATTAGCTGAAGCGTTTAGAGCACTAAAAGAATCACACAGCAATAATGCTTAAAAAATAATTGAGTAATAAGGTGTAATTACTCGTTGGAGAAAAGAACCCGGTAGAAATACCGGGTTTCTTTGTCTAAAAGATTTAATTTTATTATATTTATATATATAAAAACAAAAATTAGTTTATGGCTGAATTAAAAATTCCAACAGAAACGGTTACACTACCATCAAAAGGTCTTGTATATCCCGAAGATTCATTGCTCGCTAAAGGTGAAATTGAAATGCGTTACATGTCTGCTAAAGATGAAGACATACTAACTAACATTAACTTTATTAAGCAAGGAACCGCAATTGATAAATTGCTAAAATCACTTATTGTTACACCAATTGACATTGATGATTTAATTACAGGAGATAAAAATGCTATTTTATTCTCGGCTCGTATCTTAGGATATGGTAAAGATTATTCATTTAGGTTTAGAAATGAATCACTAGGTAAAGAAGATGACTACACAGTAGATTTAACTACACTTAAAGAAAAAGAAATCAATGAATCATTATTTACTAAGGGCAAAAATGAATTCAAATTTACTCTACCTCAATCAGGCAACATCATTACATTTAAGCTATTAACGGGTAAAGATGAAAAAGCAATTGATGCTGAAGTTAAAGGTTTACAAAAAGCAGATCCAAATAATGCTTTTGAAAACACTACTCGTTTAAAGCACATGATTACATCTATTAATGGAAAATCAGATCAAGCATCAATTCGTGATTTTGTAGATAATTATTTACTTGCTCCAGACTCACGAGCATTTAAAAAATATTACAATGATGTTTCTCCTGATATTGATACCGTCATTACAGTTGATAAAGATGGCTACGTACAGGAGGGCGTAGTCATACCAATTAATATTAACTTTTTTTGGCCTGACGCCTAAATATAGAGAGTATTTATTTACTCGTATACATGAAATAGTATTTTACGGTCAAGGTGGGTACGATTGGGATACTGTATATAACCTGCCCATATATCATCGTAATTTTATATACAATCAGATTAGGGAACATTACGAAAAACAAGCAAAAGATACAGAAAAACAACAACAAGCCGCAAAAGCTCGAACTCCTAACGTACCTAAAGTACCTAAAGCACCAACATATACTGCGAAAGCGCCCAAAAAATAGGGCGCTTTCAATATTTATACCTGCAATAATTTACTATGGCTGTTACTCCAAATAACCCGAACAACCCAAATAATCCAAACTCTCCAAACCCAAAAGGTATACAGAGTGCACAGGAGGCATTACTTCAATATAATAATGCTCTTAAAGAATCTGTTGATTTGGCCAAACAGCTTTCAAGTCAAGTAAGTAAACTTCCTCCAAATCTTAATCTTTCTACTAGCGCTAATAAAAAATTAGTAGATGAACTTAGCCAATACAGACAACAACTAGAAATTACAGAAAAACTTGTTAAAAGAGTAGCAAGTGGAAAAGCAAAGGTAGCTGAAGTTACAGAACAATTAAATAACCTTCAAGAAAAATATAAGGATTACATAAATAGTAGTGGTAAATCTTTTGAAAGAAATAATAGATTTATTCAAGCACAAGCTGCTCTTCAAAGAAAATTAAGCGATCTTGAAGCAGATAAAGTAAATAGACAAAAAGAAATAAGTAATGAATCTGCAAAGTTAGATAATCTAACCCAACAATTAATAAATAAACAAACTCAACTTAATAATGCTCAAGCATATAGACGTAAAGGTATAAAAGACCAAATGAAGGATCTTAGAGAACAAATCAAAGATCAAGATCTATATGTACGTGCTTTAGAAAGAGGAGAAGTTTCTATTCAAAAACAAATAGAACAAAAAACAAAAGAATTAGGAAAAGTAAAAGAACTTATTGCAAATAATGCTGCTTTAAAAAAGCTTTATGAAGACCAAATTAAAAATACTGAAGCATTATTACAAGCATTAAAAGAACAAACACTACAAGGCAAGTTACAAAGTAAAAACTTTTCAACATTTATGAGTGGTGTTAGAGAAGCAGGAGCTTTAATAGCACCACTAGTTGCAGCTTTTGATGCTATTAAGAAATTTGCTTTTGGTATATCAGATCAAGTTACTAAATTACAAAAGAACTTAGTATTAAGTAGAGATGAAGCATATGATTTAAGGCAAGACTTTAATAATATGGCTGAATCTTCAGGTGATATAGCTATTAATACAAATAGATTAATTGAAGCTACTATTGCTTTAGGAGCACAATTAGGATTTAGTTCTAGATTTACTGAGGATTTAAATGTTCAATTTGTTAAATTAACTAAGCAAATTGGATTAAGTGAAGAAGCAGCTGGTGGTTTGGCTAAATTATCTATTGCTACTGGCAACACGCTAGAAAGTTCTAAAACTACTGCTCTAGGAGTATCACAAGCATTATCTTCACAGTATGGTATTCAGTTAAATCAAAGAGAAGTACTTGAAGAAATAGGAAAAATATCAGGGCAAACACTAGCTATGTTTAAAGCTGATGTTCCTGCATTAGCTCAAGCTGTTGCTCAAGCAAAGCTATTAGGTACTAATTTAGATACAGTACGTAAGCAAGCATCATCATTACTTGATTTTGAAACATCAATTAGTAATGAATTACAAGCTGAATTATTAACTGGACAACAGTTAAATTTAGAAAGAGCCCGTAGTGCTTCTTTGGCTGGTGATTTAACAACAGTAATGAAAGAACTTAATAGTCAAAATATTGACTTTAATAAGTTTTCTCAAATGAATGTTATTGCTCAAGATAAATTAGCAGCATCATTAGGAACAACATCAGATCAATTATCCGACCAATTATTGAAGCAACAATATATGGGTAAATCAAGAGAAGAAGTTGCTGCATTGGGAGGTGAAGAAGTAGCTAAACGCTTGGAAGCATTAAGTGCACAAGATAAATTTAATCTTGCAATGGAAAAAATGCAAGATATAATTGGTAGAATAGTAGGAGGTCCTTTAGGTCAATTAGCTGATATGATAGCTGGTTTAATGGAAAATTCATTTGTATTATATACTACTTTAGGATTAATGGCTGGTATTTCATTTGTAAAATTAGTAGCTGGATTAGCAGCATCTGCTGTACAAGCTGGTATACTTGCTGCTGGCACTATTTCAGCAGCATCAGCTATGACATTTGGTATAGGAGCTATTGCTATTGCTGCTGGTATTGGTTTAATGATGGCTGCTTTTATGGACTCTAAAGAAGAAGCAGCACAACCAGTGGGCGATATGTTTTCATCAGGTGGTAAAACAGTAGTATCAACTAAAGAAGGTGGATTATTTTCATTAAGTGATAATGATGAATTAGCCGCTGCTCCTGGTTTAGGAGACATGATTGCTAATACAAATAAACAAACAGTTGTAACACAAGATAACACAGAAGTAGTAAATATGCTTGCTAGTTTACGTGATGAAATGAAAAATACTAA